CTTTGGAGATTCCAGCGAAAGAAGTTGTAAACAAAGCGAGTACAAGAACCATCGATACAATATTTCTTAATACAGTCTTCATTTTTAATCCCATCCCTTTTTTCCTTATTTATGCTTTTTTACCGGTATTTTCTAGCACAGCTCTATCTTAATACATAAAGCTATAAAAATATATACCCTTCAGAAAGCGGAAAAATAATGAAATCCAACGATTATTACCTTTAAAACCGCTGTTTCAAGATATTTACAGTTTAATAATTTGAATATTCTGTATTTTATTTATCAATTTAATTACGGATACAGATATAATGTTAGATCGTAGATTAACTGTCTTTAAGAGCACAATTTTTTTGGCCCCTATCTTATACAAAATAGACTTCCACTCAATCTTTCACCAATCTTTTTATCCGCTCGTTTTAAATATTCTTGAACAGTAGTTCTTTTCACTTTCAAATAATCGGAAATTTTATCCTGCGTAAACCCATACCCTCTAGACATCACATATATTTCCTTTTCTCTTTCTGTCAGAGTTGATAATGCATCTTCTAACTGTATACGATCCCATTCAGATATGACGCTCTCTTTCACTTCTGTATCCCATTCATATACTGGCATTTCAGTACTACGTACATATCTTTGCATTAACAATGGGTCACATGGCTTCTCACGCTCATATGCAGCTCTACGTTCAATCCCTCTTGTTTTCCCTGGCTGTTTAGCAGTACGCATCCATTCCAGAGCATAATTAATATCACTAATCATTTCGTTAATAATACTTATATCCTTTTCTGTTGCGCCCACCTTAGATTCTTCTAAGCTCTTTCTTGTTTTGGTATACTGCTCCATTAAATCTTTCATACCAGGTTCCTCCTTTTATATAAAAAGAGGACGCTGAATTATATATAAGAAGAATTGCTTTCTTATGCATAATCAACGCCCTCTAAATGTGGACTATTACTTTCGTTATTTTTCATTTATTCTTTAAATACGGTATGTGAAATTTTCACCTTAGGTTCCTCTTTTTTAATTGTTCACTTATATAACTTGGGTCTCGTATCTCAAGTTCTTTTGCTATCTGTACTTTTGTCATTCCACTTTCTAGCATTATTAATGTTTTCGCACATAATACATCCCATTCTGCTTTCGTTCTCCTTTTAGGTTTATCCCCTACATAGGCCCCTCCTAAAGCAGTACCTAATTTATTTATCTGTTTACCTATATCACAATTATGTAAACAATGGCTGGCTTTATATTGGTGCTCACATCCATTACAATGTTGGTCCTGTAAATCAATTATCTTTATACGTATGTCTCTTTTGCTAACTTCTTTTATTTGTTCCATCAGCTGCAAATTGACCAATCTAGTTTATCTACATGTGCCAGGTAATCTACTAGAGCACGATCTGTCCTTTCTACTACATATGCATGTTTTTCAAATTCTTCCCTTGGAATGGATTTACGGCCACCATCATATAGCATAGCTTCATAGTATTCTGCTACTAGTGAAACCGGAACGAAGTAGATAATATGATCTGTTCTAAATTCTATTAAGAAGAAACAAATTGCCCCCTGCGCTTGTGTATCATTTAAATAATCGATTTGATGCCTACTGATACTATCTAATGGGAATCTTTTTATTTCTTTAGTAGACTTCGCTTCAAAGTAAACTGCTCTCCCTTTATATACTCCATCGTAATCCACTGTAGATTTGCTTTCCCATGCACTTTTTGTTATTTCACCTTTATTATTCGTTTTTATAACTTTCACCGGTGTTGGACGTTTATTAAAAATACCTACATTTGCTGACTTATACATACGACAAGTAATGTTTAATAAATGTTCAAACGCCATTCCTCTATTTCCGTAACCCATGCTTCTTCCTCTCTTTCTACTAAAATGGAGTTTTTATAAAAATGTTTATCAACACTCACCTTATGGAAATCAATTACCTTTTATGGTAATGTATTGGTAATCCCATAAAGTTCTATTGTTCCATTAAAAAGGACCCCTACCCCTTTTCGGGTCCTTTTTTAGCGTTTTTTTTCAAAATAATGACCTTGCCCTCAAATTTGCTCTTAATATCCACTTGCTTGGCGCTCAAAGTTTTCTTCGTTTTTCTCTTTATAGGCCTGTACAACATCCTCAAACTTATAACCGTATAAATAGCAAAGACGAAAGAAAATACCGAACGCTTTATGTAAATGGGTTAATGCTACACTTAAATTTCTAAATTCACACCATGCACGTTTAGCTGATAATATATCCTGTATATACCATTCAAAAAGCCTGTTTACATTCAACACGTTTTTCTTCATGATGTATTGTTTCGAAAATCCAGATACGAGTTTTCTTTTTAATGTATGACGATCTAATTCAATTACGATGTTCATTAGAAAGTGGAATCCATCAACTAACTCTTCCAATAGACCATCCTTTGGTGTTCCAAATCCTGTGCTCCACATTTTAAAGGCCCTTGTTTCGTTCCAGGCTTCACCAATTTCAACTATTAACGCACGAAACAGCATATCTAACTTATCGTTACCCTTATATCCAATTCGCTTATCTAGTTCTTTCTGCATTTCGAATAACTCTGTAATATCAAAAGTCTGCTGCGTTTCTTCTGGAGTAATTACATATAGGTTTGACATGTGTCTCATAGCGCATTTGCTCCTTTGCGATAATCTCTAATAATTTCACCGTCATCATTGAAATAAACAATCTCCCAATGGGGATTAAATCTAAACTTGTGAGGATCATCATCCAGGACAATAAACAAATCGTTTTTACAATTCCCAACAATCGTCCCCATTCTTCCCTGCGCCTCGACACGCATTCCACGTTTTGCAAATGGAATTCTTCTAAATTTACACATCTTCCGGAATGGTTCTTTTTTACCGAACAAAGTTGCTATATCAATAACACCTTTATATTCACAAGTAATAAATGGCTCAAACCGCTCAAACGGCATATTGATAAAACCTTGTTTTTTTACTTGTTTATAAAAATGATATTTCGCCATCTTTTCATTTTCTTTTACCACTATGTGATTACAACGCCAGTGAGGAAAGACTGTTGAAATGTGATACTTATATGTAGATTTCATTGTTCTCCCTCCTTACTAACCAATGAAACATTTGACCATTCAAGAATAGGACTTTCAGCTACTTGTTCCTCCGGCTGCAATAAGAACCGTGCAGATTCATTACAATTGGTACATGTAATTTGGATTTCTTTCTCTGTTGTTTGGACCATAACGCCCTGGATGCCATTCTCCCTTGTAGCAATAATAGGAAGCACTGCAGCATTCCCCCTTTCTTGTTCCGCTCTATTTAGTTCCGCCGCTACATTCATTCCACAATTACATAAGATTTCAAATTTCATGATTCCATTCTCCTTTAACCGTTTTATGATCGTTATAACGAGTAAGACCGCCAATTCTAGCTCGTCCAATTCCCACAATTGGCGGTCCTTTGTCCTATAACACTCTAAAGCTATTAACTTTCCAATCAATTTTTCTCTACGCAATATCTTGTTTCACCTTTTAAATTCCCAATATTCCAAAAATGATAAATGCACCCTTTATCAGTTCACCCTGCAGCATCTTCTGCAAAGAATAGTACTTCTAGTTCTCGCGGTTCAATATCTAACCTTTTACCAGAGTTAATAATGAACACTGATACTAAACCTGTATCTTGATTTTGGTGTAATACTGTAAGAGCATTCAGATCGTCAGTAACAAAGTCACCAGAATGAAACTCATTTTCTTTTCTACCTTTCTTAGCAAAAACTCTGCGACGCTCTTCCCAATATTGTTCATCTTCTGTTGCTAAACGGCAGTGATCTGCGTATTGCCAACCTTTATCACCTGCAGTCATTACGCTACGATTACCCCAAATACCTAAAATCTTAATTCGTCCGGATTTTTGTTCTACATCCATACACTTTACTTCCGCAAACATTTTGCAATCATTATTTTCATACACTACCCAATCACCAACCTCGAATGGCGTTTTAATAAATTGTGGTACCGATACTGTAATTGCTACGATTTTCATCTTTAACCCTCCAAATATTTAGTTACATATTGCGGTTTAAATCCGCTATCAAAATAAATTCGTAACGGCTGCGGTTCCTGCGATTCCCTAGCGGCTTTGCAAATCTCTTCTGCTTCGTCCCAAAAGAAACTTTTATCCTGTGCTCGTCTATACCGCCATAATGCTGTTACATAGTCGATATACATGTCATAATGGTTATCTTGCTTAGTACCTGTAGAACGGGCAAGTTCTTCCGCACTCCATACATCGCATGGAATAATTGCAAGTACATCAGCGAATCCTGCACGTCCTGGCAGGTGCTTCGCTTTGGCATTTTCTATTTCAAACGGTTGTGGATCTTTCGTAAAACTATCATCCAGCAAGAATGTCAGTTGTTCCGTCATCGTGAACACCTTCTTCTAACTGCAACGTGTATACAAGTCCTCTATCTAGTAACGCACCAATAACTGCATTCATCCATAAATGAGTGCCAATCTTTTTTTGTAAGTATTGTAGAATTAATACAATTTCACTTGTAGAAAGAGACACAAATTCACCTAGCTTTTCTTGATTGAATTTCCCTCCACGTTTTTCAATTACAAAAGCTAGTTCTTTTTCCTTCGCGTATCTCTCCGCTTTTATTAAATCAAAGTCCCTTACTTTATCCATTCCGTATCCTTTAATAAGCAGCTTTAACATATCTTGAATCACGTTAGTCTCAACTACTTTTAATTTAAGCTCCATTTCACCACGACAAGACTTACAAAGCGTTTTCTCGCATCCCTCAATGTACATATTTTTCACATCAGCAGTTGGGATTACTGCACTACAGATATCACACCATTCACTATTGTCGTACAACAAATCATTCATTACTTTCAGCTCCCTGCTTTATAGTTTTTATTCTTAAATTTAATAATCTTTATATTTTTATAAATACACATAATTTGGCCGCTAGCGTATTTACTGTGTTATAATTGCAAATGTAAATTTATTTTTAAATCCAAATCTATATCTACCTTTAACTTTTTTGAGTATCCATCAATATGATGGATCTTTTTTTATGCGTTTTTTCTTATTTTCTCTACTACTTTTGGATTACCGCCTAGCGATTCCAGGCGATCCGCTACTTTAAGAACATTTTTTTGTTCTTCGTTTCTAATATATTTATCTTTTTTCTGTTTTTGCCTGTACAGTTCAATTAGTTCTTTTTCAACTGCAGCAGCTTCTTCTTTTTGTTTATTGCTTAACTCCATTAATTCCAATGAAGCTGTTACCTCACGATTATTCATCGCTCTATTACTCTGTTGTTCTAACATTTTTTGATTCTTTATATATTCACGTAACTGACTCTCTAAAGCCCCAGCCCTTTGTATATGCTCCGGAAGTACCCTATCGGCTAATCCCACCTAATTCACCTCAATTCTGTTCTTATTGCTGTATATGAACTACTTTGTCGCCTACATCATCGGAAATGTCCCCTTCTTTATCAATGAACATCTGTCCTTTTAAACCAGATACAAGTTCTTGACCAATGATATTTCCATAATCATCACGGCTCATAAGTATTTCTGATTCAACATCAATTGCTGGTGCCAAAGTTGATTTTGCTTGAACTTTGCATTTCATTACTTCTCGCTTCTTATCACCTGTAAAAGTTAGTGTTAATACAATCTTTCTAGCTTTTTTGGGATCTGTATTAGGATCTTTCATATTTTCAAGGACACGTTGAAATTCTTTTTCAAACCTTTCAGCAACTTCTCCGCAAGATAATGTGTTTAAATCAATCGACATATTAAAACCTCCAATGTAATTTATAAATTTTTCTTTTCCACTACCCTCTTACACTAAGCGTGGACGCCAAACCTTTATGTAATCTATCACTTCATCAAAATCCTTCTGGCGTACATTGTGATAACTATTTACAGCGAATGATGCGTATATATCTTTCCAGAGAGAGGAAAAGACCTTTCTTCGGGTATCGTGAATATTTCTATTTACAATTCCATCATCCCAAAGCTTATACACCCTACGATTAACAGCATTTCTAATAGCTGTTTGTTGGCTATAATCAACGGTCATTCGCTGATTGATATCGCCTTTTATTTGCTCTACATCAGTTTTCAACTGTTTCAAATCCTCTTCATGTTGCAGCCCTAACTGCATAGTCGCTAAAAACTGTTCTCTTGACGACGGTCTTTTCTTTTGAAGATGTTCTTTC